GGAAATAATTTATGTCACAAATTGACAAAAGAATAAAAGTCAATACTATTATTGAAAATCAATTACCAGAATTTTTGGTGACTGATTTTCCAAATGCTACTGAGTTTTTAAAGCAATATTATATTTCTCAAGAATTTCAAGGTGGTCCTAGTGATCTAATTACCAATTTTGATCAATATTTAAAATCAGATAATCTTGTCCCAGAAGTTGTAGTTGGAGTATCAAGTATTTCCTCTGCAATATCATCTACTGATACAACCATAACTGTTGCGAGTACAAAAGGGTTTCCATCAGAGTATGGTTTATTAAAAATAGATAATGAAATTATATCTTATACTGGTATAACTTCAACTACATTTACTGGATGTATTCGTGGATTTAGTGGAATATCAGGATATAATGTTGGCATTTCTTCATCACTACTAGAGATAAATCGTGAGAATTTAGTTTTTGAAGATACAACTGCTGCATCTCATAATTCTGGTAGCACAATTACCAATTTATCAGTCCTATTTTTACAAGAATTCTATAAAAAACTTAAAAGAACATTTTTACCAGGTTTAGAAGATAATGATTTTGACGCAGATTTAGACGTTGGTAATTTTGTTAAATTTGCTCGTTCTTTTTACCAGTCAAAAGGAATAGAGGAATCTGTAAAAATTTTATTTAAAGTTTTATATGGTGTAGATCCAACTATACTTGATCTTGAAGGGAATTTGATCAAACCCTCTGATGCAGAGTATATTCGTAGAGAAGTTATTGTCGCAGATTTAATAACTCCAACTGGAGATCCACAAAACTTAGTTGGTCAAACAATTTTTAAATCAACAGATACACAAACTAATGCTTCAGTTTCTGAGGTTGAAATATTAAAAAGAGATCAAAAAACATATTATAAAATATCATTATTTGTTGGTTTTAGTGAACGTGACTTAATAGAGGGTGTATTCACTGTACCAGGTAAAACAAAAGTTTTAACAGATACGCAAATTGGTAGTGAAGTTATATCAGTTGATTCAACTGTTGGATTTGGTGCCACAGGAACTTTAATCAGTGGGCAAAATAAGATTGATTATACATCAAAATCAATTAATCAATTTTTTGGATGTTCTGGTGTGGGAGTTCAGATTGATACCGCTGATGATATAAGGTCTGTTGAAACTATTTTTGGATATGAAAATGGTGATTTATCTAAGAGAGTTGACTTAAGAATTACAGGAGTTTTATCTGAATTAGTTCCAACATCAGATATAAGATTAGTAAACGAAAATGAGAATATATTTGTAAAAAATGTTGGTGAAAAAATAAAAAATAATGGTGAAACTTACAAACAGATATTTGCAAATTCTTGGAAATATAATACAAGTTCAAGATTTCAGATTGATATTGATGGATTAGAGTATACTTTAAGAACACCTATTGATAAATCTAGTTTAAAAGAAGGTGATACATTTAATATTCTTAGAAGAAATTCACAAATCATAGAAGGAACTGGAGTAGTTCAAACTGTTAATAATAATTATCAAATAACTGCAGGTTCTGTTGTAGGTTTTACAACTGACCCTAATCAGTTATATGATATAAGAAGGGTAATTGAAACTGCAACGAGTAGTGGTGTTAAGATAGAGCAAGGAAATAATGTTATCATATCAGATGTTTTAAATGTTTACACTGATGGTGATGCAGATGGATATGTTGCATCAAATTCACTACCAAATTATGATATTACGGTTGATACTTTAAAAGAAACATCTAGTGGTATTAGTTTAGATGGTAAAAATCCATTTACTGAAGAATTTAGTTTTATTCAATTTTCACCTCCACCTAGTAAAAATATTTCTTTTATACAAGGTGATGCTGTTATATATTCTCCTAAAACAAATATCATAGCAGGTTTAGAGTCTGGAAGAACATACTATGTTGATCCAGTTACTCCACCAGTGGGTGCTAATATATCAAAAGTAGCATTATATCAATCACGTAGTCAAATTGGCACAGCAAGCACGGTTCAACTTGGTGAAACAAAAAGTATCAAGATTGCAGTAGGTGTATCAACTGTGGTTGGGGTATCAACAATAACTTTAGATAACCTTGATAATGTAGTTGTGAATGATCTAATAGTAGGCACAGGTCTACCATCTAATTCAACTATTACAAGTTTTGATACTAATACTGGATTGGTTTCATTTACTGGTACAACTACCTCTGTTATTTCAATTGGTTCTCAAATAACCATTAAACATGCAACTGAAGATCATACATTTATTTTCAAACCACACGCAAATAGAAACCTACAATCAGATAAAATTTTAAGAAAAATACCACTTTCACAAAATTTATCTGTATCTTCAGATGATATTTCTCCAATCAATGATATTGGAATATTAAGAGATGGAGTACAAATAAGATCTCCAATTTCAGATGATAAAATTTATTATGGTCCTTTAAGTTCTGTTGAGGTATTGAATGGTGGTAAAAATTATGACATCATAAATCCACCTAAAATAGAAGTTGAAAGTTCTTCAGGCACAACAGCACTTGTTGAACCAGTTATTCAGGGTTCTGTTAAAGAGGTAAAAGTTGACCCACAATCGTTTGATATTGAAGCAGTCAATAGTATTTCTATTACTGGTGGTAATGGTTCAGGTTGTGTTCTACAACCCGTCGTAGGAATTAGGAATAGATTTGTAGAATTTGATAGTAGGGATATATTTTTTAATGGTGGTATTGATATTAATGATGAAACAATCACTTTTAAAACAGAGCATAATTTAGAAAACGGACAATTAGTATATTATGGTAGTAACGATAATCCACCTATTGGAATTGGTGTTGCTTATGATCCAACTAACACTATAACTGGCACTTTATCAGATGGTGATCCATATTTTGTTAGAGTTGTAAATCCAACCACGGTGAGGATTTTTAACAACAAAGCAGATGCAATGTTTGGTATCGCTGGTATAAACACTGTAGGTTTATCAACAGATACTGGTGCTAGTGGTATTCATAGATTTAGAACTGAAAATAGAACTACTTTGATATCTGTTAGAGTATTAGAGTCTGGTTCGGGTTACACTCACCGTAAATTGAGAGTGCCACCATCTGGTATTTCCACCTCTTATAATACAATTACCTTCAATAATCATGGTTTTAGTCATGGAGATCTGGTAAACTATTCACCTACAGTAGGTTTAGGTAGCACCGCACCAAAAAGTATACAGGGACTATCAACATCTAATTCATACTATGTCGTTAAAATTGATGATAATTCTTTTAAACTCGCAGATGCTGGTGTTGGTGGAACGTCTATCACTGACTTCAATAGAGGAAAAATTGTAGGATTAGGTTCAACAGGAACTGGATATCAAACTTTCCAGTATCCAGAAATAAAAGTGAATGTTGAAGTGTCATATGGATCAACTGTGACTGGCACGTTTGTATTTACACCATTGGTTTCAGGTGAGATTATAGATGCATATGTTTATGAAAAAGGAACTGATTACGGTTCAACAATTTTAAATCATCAAATAAAACCTGAAATAAAAATCTTAAATGGTGAAAATGGAGAAATTAAACCAATAATTGTAAATGGTAGAGTTGATGATGTTGCAGTTGTTAATAGAGGTAGTGAATATTTTTCAACACCTGATTTAGAAGTTAAAGATGGAGGATCGGGATCAGGAGCAATTGTAAGACCAGTCATTGAAAATGGTAAAATAATTGATGCAATCGTGATTAATTCAGGTATTGGATATAGTAGTTTGACATCAGAGATTAATGTAATACCTAGAGGAACAAATGGTGTTTTAGGTGCAAGGGTAAGAACATTAGGTTCAAATAGAGTAGATAGATTTGGTGATTTTAATTTAACATCAAGAGAAAATTCTTTAAGTTTCAGTGTTCTTGGATATTCTCAAGATGTAGCAAGTTCACTCGAAGATAGTTTTTCTGTAAAAAATAATGGTGAATTTGATCAAATTACATCTCACTCACCAATAATAGGTTGGGCTTATGATGGAAATCCTATTTACGGACCTTTTGGATACTCAGACCCAGACAATATTAACTCAACACTTAAAATATTGTCACCATCATATAAACTTGCTCATTCAAAATTACATAATAGACCAACTGGATTTAAAGAAGGATATTTCTTAGATGATTATATTTTTGACGGTTCAGGAGATTTGGATATCCATAATGGAAGATTTGGAAAAACACCAGAATTTCCAAATGGAATTTATGCATATTTTGCAACTGTTGGTATCTCATCAGCTACAAGTAAATTAGAGGGAGTATATCCATATTTTATAGGAAAATCTTATAGATCACCGTTTATTGAAGATAATATTACTTTAGATCAAAATTTTGATTTTAATAATTCTAATTTATTAAGAAATACATTACCATATGTTGTAGATGAAAAATTTGCTGATAATGATTTTATTATTGAGTCGAATGAGACTATTAGACAAATATCTAAAATAGAGTCTGTGACAAAGGGTGATATTGATAATATCACAGTATTAGATGGTGGTATTGGTTATAAAGTTGGTGATCTAACAGTATTTGATAATACAGAAACAGGTGGATCAGGATTTAGTGCAAAGGTAGATGAAATTGTTGGAATAGGTGTCTCAAGGATTGATACAACTCTTGAAAGATTTGAAAATTTAGTATTTGAATGGAAAGATAATGATAACGTTGAAGCTAATTATCTCCCATTTGTAGAGATGAATAATGGAGACTCAATATCTGTTTCGGGATTGAGCAGTTCAATAATCAATTTAACAGGATCTTTTAATATTGGTATAAAAACTGATACTGTTGGTCTAGCAAAAACTATGACAATTAGTCCTTCGATAGGAAAAATTGAGGATTTATTTGTATCAGATATACCCAATACAGTCTCTATTGGATCATCACTTAGGATTGGAAATGAAATAGTTAAAGTTTTAAATTTATATAACACAAGAAAAATTATCAGAGTAAGAAGATTTGGTTCAGGTATTGGACATACTTTAGGATCTAATGTTGATATACTTAATTCAAAAATTAATATTCCAGTAAAAACAACAAAATTTGACTCAAAAGTTAATGATATTGTTTATTTTAATGGAATACAATCCGTAGGTGTAGGTACAACTAGTGGTGGTGCAACAAGTGTTGAGTATGTTGTAGGAGAAACAAAAGAGAATTTATCAATACCAACGAGAACAATTCATCTACCTAATCATCCATTCAAAACTGGACAAAAAGTTACTTTATCAATGAATAGTGGTGCGACTAAATTTGATGTTGGTAAATCTCCAAATGGTGCTGATCATACTTTACCATTTCCAGGTGTTGATCAAACAGATGTTTTTATCGTAAATAAAGGTAATAATTTTGTTGGAGTACTTACCTCAAAAGTAGGTATCGGAAGTACAAGTGAAGGAATGTATTTTTATACTAATGGATCAAACTCTGGCATTTCATCAGGTCTATATTTCTTCTCTTCACAAAATGTACAAGTAACAGGTGATATTGATAAAGTAACAACATTAGTTACCACCAACGTTTCAGCAGCAGACACTACTACTCACAATCTTCAAGAGGGTGATGTAATTAAAATGAAAGTTGTACCAAATATAAGTGTTGGTATTGGAACAACAACTCCTATATCTGTAAATTATAATTCACAATTCGATAAACTTTTATTAAATCCAATTAGCTTTGCTGCTGCAGATGTCGAGACAAATAGAATTGATATCAATAATCATGGTTTTAAAACAGGTGATAAAGTATTCTATGATGGATCTGCAACTGGATTGTCAACAGGTAGTTACTTCATCAATAAAGTTAGTGATAGATATTTTCAATTAACTGAAACTTTATCAGATTTAAATCTTATACCTGCAAATATAGTCCCTATTACTGCAAATACAGGGGGTGCCAATCAAACACTTTCATTAATTAATCCTAGAATTGACGTTGTTAAAAATTCTAAGTTAACATTTGGTTTATCAAGCACAACTTTATCTAATTTTGATTTTAAAATATTTTACGATAAAGATTTAACAAATGAATTCTTAAGTTCAAAAGATACTTCTAATTTTAATGTAATAGGTGTTGGCACAATAGGTATTGGTACAAATAATTCAGATCCAATTGGTGCTGCAGTTACAATAACTTATTCAGAGGGAGTTCCAGATAGATTATATTATGGATTATCAAGAGGTGGATTTATAAGCACTTCTGATACAGATGTTAAAAATTACGGTGAAATTAGATTTGTAGATAGTGTCTATAATGGTGAATATAGAATATCAGGAGTTACATCAGAGACATTTAATATATCACCTTTAGTTCCTGAATTTTTATCATATTCAAATACAGACTGTGATAATTTAGAGTATTCAACTAGATCTGCAAATGTAACAGGGGCAATAAAAGATTTTAAAATTATTTCAAAAGGATTTAATTATAAAAAATTACCAACATTTAAATCAGTAACTAGTGCCAATGGTAAAAATGCAAATATTATTGGAATATCAACTTCAATCGGAAGAATTAAAGATGTTAGGATAGTTGATATTGGATATGAATACTCTTCTGATAAGACCTTAAGTCCAGAAGCTTTCATATCTCCAATTGTTAACATTGATAATCTTGATGTTATTAATGATGTTACAGTTATAGATGGTGGTTCAGATTATATCAATGCACCTAATTTGCTTGTTTACAATCCAATTTCAGATACAGTTGTTGATAATTCCTCATTAAATCCAATAACACCAAATCAAACAATTTCTGAAGTAAAAGTAACTGCACCCGTAAATGGTTTAGACTCAGTAACTCATACAATAGTTGCAGTTAATAATTCAAATGGTATTGGTATAAATTCAGTACAAACTAGTGTATCTGGAATTATTACTTGTTTCTTAGAAACACCTATGAATGGTTTTGTTGATCCACAACCTTTTGCAAAAAATGACAAAATATTTGTTGAAGGAATTCAAAGAGT